CTGTTGATGACGATGAAGGATACACCATATTCTATAATGTAGAACAACGTATTATAGATGGAAAAGTAGGCGGGGGCAGACGTATCATTAGTTTAATACCATATACTAAGATACCAAAATATGTCGCTCCCATGCTATCACCAACAAGATTGAACAGAAAACGATATACCAATAATGGGATTAATATAGTCTATAATGATATAACTGATGATTTGTCTGTGTCATTAAATGATTCCTATCATGCTATACCAATTAAAGGTTTTCGATTCCAAGCGTTGAAACATCGGTTGCAAGCTAAAACCGGTGCCGCGTTCACTATTGGTGACATAGAGCAATACTTATATACTGATGAGGATACAAACGTTAAATTACATGCCGCACATCTGTATTCAATCTTCAAGAATACACTTGATATTACAGTGAATGGCAATGTAATTAAAAGTTCTGTTTGTCAGTATACACCTATTGGGCCCTATGCAATGCAAGATGAAAAACCTGCTTGTCAGATCCTAACCACACCTATCGCAGAAAATCCCGCTTTGTTTCCAACAAAAGGTTTAAATTCTGAGATCGCTGCGATAGCTGGACGAATTACGAAGGTGAAAAATGACGTAATACCACCAAAAATTTATAATCAGTATTCTGATGAATTTGTACGTCTTTTAATAAAACCAACGAAAGTAGGGCAAGGTCAACCAATAACGATTGACGAAGTCGCGGCTCTACAAACTCGTCCACTCCAACGTGCCCGCATAATGCAAGTAATGGACAGTTTAGGAAAATTTGCTCGTAATAGGCTTCAGACTTTTAACAAGGCTGAACCCTATCACGCAGCAAATGACCCCCGAATTATAACAACCTGTTCACCAAAGCTAACAACTGAGATGTCAAGATTTACGTACGCTTTCAAGCGTGATATACTTAAAAATCTTGATTGGTATGGTCCTGGTACCAACCCCAAGAGAACAATACGAAGACTACGATTCCTCTGTAAAAATGGCGCCATCCAAACAGATTATTCTCGTTTTGATGGATCAATATCAAAATATTTACAAGATCGTATAGTATTTGCTGCATATAACCGCTGGGTGTGTGATGAAGACAAGACCCTCATGTCACACTATTTACAACAAGTATTCATTCAGCGGGGAAAAACATCCTCTGGAGTAGGATACAAGGCAGGTTGGGGCACTCGGAGCGGGAGTCCGATAACAACAGATGGAAATACTGTAATCAACGCATTTATTAGCTATTGTGCTTTAAGAAACATCGGGT